CAATTTTCCATCAGCGCCAACATGCTCGCTATCACAAGCCGCAACGCCGATGCAGTCACTCGCACGGCTGTGCAGCACGTTGCCAGCCAAGCGCGCAATCAGTTCGCAAAGCAGAACAGCGACATCCTGCAGGGCGTGAAGATCATCGCCACGCTGGACGGCCGAACGACTGCTTACTGTCGAGCCGCAGACGGAACCGAGTACGCGATTGAGGAGGGGCCTCGGCCACCTTTTCACATCCGCTGCCGGACCAGCTTCATTCTGATCCTCAAGGATGCGCCGTCAATGGGTGCGCTGGCTGGCCGATCGAGCATGAGCGGCCAGGTCCAGGCGGATACCAGCTACTACGAGTGGATCAAGACGCAGCCAGCAGCCTTTCAGGACACGGTCATCGGCAAGGCCCGGGCGAAGCTGTTCCGCGATGGCGGGATGACGCCTGAGCAGTTCTCTGACCTGCAGATCGGCAACAACTTCAAGCCGCGCACGCTGGATCAGCTTCGGAAGATGGTGCCTGAGGCCTTTGATCGCGCCGGCCTGTAACCACAAACAAAATCATTCAGCCCTGGCAAACGCCGGGGCTTTTTATTGCCTGTCTGTTCGGATGAGCGGGGCGCACTGGGCCGGATGGCCCGACAACTGGCCGGATGGCCTAGAGAGACGAAATGAAGCTGAAAACAGTTGAAGTGAATGGCAAGCAATACGCTGAAATCCAGGACGACAAGCCGGTTTATGTCGAAGACGACGGTAAGGAGGTGGCGTTTGATGCCCCTGGCACTCGAAGCACCATCACTCGCCTGAACGCTGAAGCCAAGGACAATCGCCAGCGGGCCGAGACTGCCGAGAAGACCGTGAAGGCCTTCGAAGGCATCGACGACCCAGCAGCGGCCAAAAAAGCTCTGGCTACAGTGGCAAATCTCGACGCTAAAACTCTGGTGGATGCCGGAGAGATCGAGAAGGTGAAGGGCGAGATCAGCAAGGCTTATCAGCTACAACTGGACGAACTGACGGCCAAGGCAAGCGGCTTCGAGCAGCAACTGTACGCCGAGAAAATCGGTGGCAGCTTCGCCCGCTCGCAGTTCATCGCCGAGAAGATGGCAGTTCCGGCTGACATGGTTCAGGCCACTTTCGGCAGCAATTTCAAAATCGAAGAAGGCAAGGTCGTCGCCTATGACGCTCAAGGCCAGAAGATTTTCAGTCGCTCCCGCCCGGGAGAGCTGGCCGACTTCAACGAGTCGCTTGAAACCCTCGTCTCGCAGTACCCGCACCGCGACCACATCCTGAAGAGTTCCGATGCCAATGGCGGCGGCGCTCAGGGCGGTGGCGGCGGTAATCCCGGCGCCAAGGGCAACTTTGGCGGCAGCAAAGCAGATCGCGTAGCAGCCATTAAGGCCATGACCGCAACAAGTTAAGGAGCAACTATGTCCCTGTCGAACATGAAGGTATTCAATGAGTACCTCAAGAAAACCACCATCGAAACCCTGGCTCAGGACGTTGAGAAGTTCAACGCCGCCTCCGCTGGCTCCATCCGCCTGACCACTCAAGGCATCGACGGCGACTTCCTGCAAGAGTCGTTCTGGGCTGGCCTGCACAGCGCCCAGCGTCGTGTTGACCGTTACGCAGCCAACGGCACTCAAGCGGCAACCCCGCTGACCCAGAAGCAGTACGACTCGGTGAAGATCGCAGGCGGCTTCGGCCCAATCCTGTGGGAGCCTTCGCAGCTGTCGTGGGTTCAGAAGAACCCGGAGGAAGCCCTGGAAGTGATCAGCCGCAACCTGTCCGAAGCCATCATGTCGGACCAGCTGAACACCGCCATCGCCGCCCTGGTCGCCGCTATTGGCAACCAGCCAACCGCCACCAATGACGTGTCCGCCACCCTCGGCGTGGACTACGTCGCCATCAACAACGCGCACGCGCTGTTCGGTGACGCCTCTCAGCGCCTGATTGCCCAGGTCATGACCGGCGCCATGTACCACAAGCTGATCGGCAAGAACCTGGTCAACGCCGAGAAGCTGTTCACCTTCAGCGGTGTGCAGGTTGTCGACATCCTGGGCAAGGCGGTGATCATCACCGACGCAGCCGCTCTGTACGAGGCTGGCACCCCGAACAAGCAGAAGGTGCTGAGCCTGGCTGACGGCGCTGCGATGGTGATGGACGGTTCCGACCTGATCACCAACATCCAGACCTCCAACGGCAAGGAGCGCATCGAGACCACCATGCAGGCGGATTACACCTTCGGCATGGGTCTCAAAGGATTTACATGGGATACGGCAAACGGCGGCAAGTCGCCAACCAGCGCCGAACTGGCAACGGGTTCGAACTGGGATCTGGTTGCGAACAGCATCAAGGCCTCCGCTGGCGTTATCACCATCGGTGACGCTACCAAGTAATCGAGACGGCGGCCTTTGGGTCGCCTAATCCACCTTCCAGGAGTCCACCATGGACGAGAAAGTCGTTTACGAGAAGCACCCGGTCACCGCTGAGCGCAAGGCTGAACTGCGCCAGAAGGGCTACAAGATCATCGACGCCAAGTTCGCGCCGGATGACTACAAGCACCCCGAGCCGATCAAGGCAGCGAAGTCCGGCGGTGCAAGCCAGAAGGCCGAACAGGAATAACCCATGACCGACTTCATCACTGTTGCAGACGTTGACACATTGCTGGGGTCGGGCTGGGCGGGTGCCGGTGATCCGGTTCTGTCTGTGATGCAGGCCAACGCCTGGCTGACCAGCAAGATAAAGCGTCCTGTCCCCGCCGAAGTACCGGCCGAGATCAAACAGGCCGGCGCCCAAGTTGCAAAAGTCGCCTCGACGGGCGGCCTGTACAAGGCCGTCGAGCGCGAGACGATCAGCGAGACGGTATCGGCTGGTGGCGGCGTCTCTGTAAGCGAAACCTACATTCAGGGATCTGTCGCGCTGTCTTCCGGGGAGAGCTTCGCCATGGCGCTTATCTATCCATGGGTCAATGGCACCAACTCCATCGCGATGGTGAGGGGCTGAGCATGGGCATGAAGGACAAACTTCAGACCAAACTGTCCAAGGCGTTTGACGGAAAGCTGGAAGATGCAGTGAGCCAGATCGTCGGCAGCTACAACGGCCCCGGCGTCTTTGACCCGGTCACCGAAGAAACCACGGCTGAAACGATCACCTACACAGGTCGGGGCGTTATCACCGGCTTCAAGGTCGAGCGCATCGACGGGATCAACATCAAGGTGGGTGATGCGAAGTGCGTCATCCTCAGCAACGAGATAGACGCCGTGCCGGACGTAGGCCACACCATCAGCGCCGGCACTGAAAACTTTCTCGTCCACCTGGTTCTTCCCGATCCAACTGGCGCGACGTACCAGCTTCACCTGCGGAGGGCTTGAGCATGGCAAGAGGCTGGAGCATCCCGCCGAGCCTGTTTATGGGCGCCGTTGAACAGGACCTATCGAAGAAGATCAGGACGATCGCGATTCAGTGCCTGAACGAGGTGGTAATGCGAACACCTGTTGATACCGGTCGCGCACGGGCGAACAACCAGCTATCGATCGGCAAGCCGGTTTATGCCTCGCTTGACGCTTACGATAAGGAAGGTGGCGCCACTATCACGGAAGGCGCAACACGCCTAACAGGGCTTGAGCCATACACCGTTGTTTACATCCAAAATAATCTGCCGTACATCGAGCGTCTGGAGGATGGCTATTCCAAGAAGGCTCCCGCCGGCATGTTCGGCGCAGCATTCAATAGCGTGGCGAGGGCCAACCAATGACCTTCGAACAGATCCGGAACATCGTCACCACGCGCATGACGCAATGGACCGGCATCCCGGCGGCGAGTGTCGACTTCCCGAACAACGCGATATTCGACCCGTCCGGGAAGCCGATTTGGGCAAGGCTGGCCGACGTTCCAGGTCTGTCCTCTACGCCAGAAGTCGGCCTGTCGCCATGCGTGCAGCGCACCGGGATCATCATCATTCAGCTGTTTGTACCCAGCTACAAGGGTACGCTCGCCATCACTCGGGCTGCCGATACGCTGGTGCAGCACTTCGAATTCTTCAGCGAGAGCGGTTTCGACTGTTTCGCGGCCTCGGCCGCAACCCTTGGCGATGACGGCAACGGTTGGTATCAGGTCAACGTTAAAATTCCATATCGCGCCTACTGAGGTCGCTGGAGAGCATCAATGCAAAGCCATGACTACGTGCCGGGCGTATCCGGTTGGAAGTATGAAAATGAAGGATCGTTTGAGCTGAATATCGCTGGTCCCGGAATCGAGTCGCCGCAACCAAAACTGGTCACGATAACTGCCGGTCAGTGGCCTGATCGTGAACTTCCAGCCAATGCGATGGAGCGTTATGCCTTCATCGGCGCCGAGTTGTCGAAGATCCCGGTCAAGTACCGAGAAAGCGCAGAGTTCACGACCGAGGACTTCTCATTTGACCGCGACGGATCGGACTACCGCACCACGCTAACCTATGTTCGGCAAGAGACCTCGGAAGAGGCGCAGGATCGTGCAGAGAAGGCGAAGTCTTCCGGTACGCGAGCCTCGGTGGTCAATGGCGTCCTGACTATCACTACCGATGGCGCAGTTCGCTGCCGCATCGGCAATCTGGAAAAGCCAGAGAAGCCAGAGCCCTTCGTGGTAGTTGATGGCGTTGTTTTCGTGAGCGAGGCGTCAATCAAGGATTCCACGATCAAGGCCAAGTTCGCCCCGCAGTGGTCTTTGAAGATGCAGGTCAATGAGCAAGGGCAATACGTTGCCGCCGGTGTCGGACTGGGTATCGGTTCGCAGTTTTTGGTAAGCGCTGACAGATTAACCATCAATTGCATGTGCGGCGGCGGACCTGCCGGGTTCGGCAAGAAATAAACTCCCCTTCGATCCAGTCAATCCCGCCAAGCGCGGGTTTTTTTACGCCCGCAGAAAGGAGACATACCCATGTCGTCAGGAGCAAAGGTCGCCACGGCCTATGTTGAAGAAATAACCCAGGGCGTGACGCCCGCGACTGGCTGGAAAGAGCTGATCCGTACCTCGTTCGGTATCGGCCCAACCCAGAACACCGCAGAAAACAACGAAATTGGCTCGACTCGAATGAGTCAGGGCACCACGCCGACCACGGTTGATGTGGCTGGCGCGATCGGTATGAAGTGGCGCTACGGCGGCGCAGTCGATGATTTCCTGGAGTCGTGTTTCGGCGCGCGCTGGACGGCTGACTCTCTGACCATGGGTAATCAGCGCATCAGCTACTCGATCGCCTCCTACGCGAGCGATGTGACCGTTGCGTCAGTTGCTCGCGGCGCACAAGTGGCATCGATGGCCTTCACCTTCGGCACCGACAACGATGTCACCATTGACACCACGTTTTCGGCGACCGACTGGGAAGACAAGGCCGATGGCACCAGCTTCTTCAGTGCTGCCGCTGCGGAGCCGGACGGCTCTCGATTCAACTTCAAGAACTTCACCGCATTGACTCTGGATGGTGTCGCCGCCTCGGCAGCTAACGGCACCTGCATCAGCGCAATGTCGCTGACCTTCGATAACGCAGTCCAGACGCAGCGCTGCTTGGGCTCGGGTGATGCGTTCGCCGGCAGCATTATCCCGACAACCTTCAGCGCCTCCGGTAGCGTCACCGTGGCCTGGTCTGCCGCTTCCTACGCCCTGTACCGCAAACAGCGTACCGGCGAATCGGTAGCCATGAGCTTCACGCTCGAGAATGCTGACGGTGCTTACACGGTGCTGCTGCCAGAAATGGAAGCGGTAGGCAGTTGGCCGGACGGTGGTGCGACCGACATCATTGAGGTGGAGCTGGCTGTTTCGGCCCGACGCATCCCGCCAACGATTACTCGCGTGCCTGCTGTTACGCCTTAACCGCTAATAATGCAGAGGCCTGAAAGGGCCTCGTTGCTGGGGTACAGAATGACCTTTATTTTGAAAAAGAAAGATCCGCTCGATGCGGTGTCTACGCGATGGATCGAGCCGGCCCCCGGCCTGCGCCTGCAGATCGGATCGTCCGCTCGACCAGGCTACACCAGCGACTACCGCCAGATTCAGCGACACCTTGAATTCGCCTCGCGCCAGATGGGCGTAGGGACTGAAGAGTTCGACATCCTCAAGAAGTCATCGGTTGAAATACCAGATCCAGATATTCTTTTCGTTGAGCTGGCATGCAAGCACCTGATCCTCGACTGGGAGGGTGTTGCAGAGGCAGAAGATCCAGACGCACCTGCGCCGTATACCCCGGAGCGCGGCGTTGTTTTGATCGAGCAGATGCCAGAGGTTTACTTCCTCGCCCTGAATGCTGCCAATGACATCGCCCTACGTCACAAGGAGCAGGTGGCCGAAACAGTGGAAAAGCCCTTGCCGCCTACCGCTGGGCAGCCGAGTGGGCGGGCCCGGAAAACGAGCGCAAAAGAGAAGTCCACGAAAAGCTGAGGGTTTACATCCCTGAGCCGCCAGAGCTGGACGGTCCAACCACCGATATGCTGGAAGCCTACTACGTCATCAGTCGGGGGCGGCAGTATGTCGGCATGAACGGTGTTCCGGCACCTCTCTCTGTTCGGGATCTGAGTGACTACCTGGCAGCCTACGGTGAGCGATATTCCCGCGAAGAGTTTGATGCTGTGATATTCGCCCTTGATGACGATTTCCGCAAAAGATGGGCAGAGCAGCAGGAAAGCTCAATGACCAAGTGATCTCGGGTGCTCGGTTTGTGATGAAGATTAACCACAGCGCGGGACGTCCCGCAGGAGCAAAAATGAGCACATTCACGCCTGCGGGAGCCGAGTTCGAAATGGTCTCAGTTACGTGTGGTATTTGCGCCACGGAATCTGCGAAGGCTGAAGTCCTGCAAGGAGTTTGGCCAGATCTTGCCGACCGTGATACCGGAAGGTTCCCCGCGAATCTTGTGACGCAAGAACAACGGGCACTCCTGGAAAGTGCGGCTGGAACGATTCGCGGACCGGCTGCGCTGCGCTAGATGACGACGTGTAGTGACAGCCAACATGACGCGGCATGGCCGCAGGAGTGGGATATGAGCAGCGAGTACAAAGGCCTTGCGAAAGAAGTGGCGGGCTTGAAGCGTGAGATTGAAGATATAAAGGCTCGACTCAGCCAGGAGTCGAGCCTGCGAGTAGCCACAGACGCCTCAGTAGCGCATGCGGTAGGTTCAATCTCGGAATTTATCCGCGGGGGAAAGACGGCGGCTGCTGATCCAGAATAAGAGCAGCTGATCTTGCTGTTTCGATTACCTCGTTGAAAACTTTGTTCTTGCCGGTGCCGTCCTCGACATGTTTTTCGCGCATTTTGGCGATCAGGTCATTATAGAGGCCCAAATCAATAGCGTCCTTTTTGCGAACTGCGGCTATTAGCGCATTAATGATGATGCTTTGGGCGATGACTGTTTCTTTGAGTGCTTGGTCTGACACATTGACCTCCAGGTCATAAACGCGCCGAAATTGGCGCTCTCCCAGTCCTTGGGCTTGCAGGCAAAGGACTGGGGTTATCCGTTGGGTGAAGGCAAGAGGCTACTATCGGTGAGCGGCGGGGCGTTACTGGGGATTCGTACAGGCGAGAAAAAGCCCGGGCGCGCCGGGCTTTGGGTCACTGATTTTTCAGCAGCTCGCGAGCTTTGGGTATCCTGGCAGTTATCTGCTCGCCGGAACCTTTGTGGTTCTGGGCGGCGCGGCCAGATTTTACAATGGCTTGGGATGCGTAGTTGGCTGCAATAGCCTTCCATCGCTTGCAGATGGCAATCTCTTCGGCGTATTCCTTAAGCTTTCTATGCAATATGGCAGCGCGCATGAAGTAGTAGGGCGCCGCGCACAGGCGTCGCCCACCCGGCTGGCGCCAATAATTTTCTTCTTCGGCATCGCAGCATTGAAGCATTACTTCTATGTCGTATTTTTGGTCTGCAAGCTCATGCGTCGGGATGCCGTCAACCTCGGCCAGCGCATTATTTCTTCGCATCAGATCTGCAGAGCCAACTGAGAAAAAAGTCATACCAACTCCTTGGCTATTCCTTCGGGTAGCGTTTTTTGGGTTTTGGGCCTTTGACTCTTTCATTAGAGCTCGGAGGTCCATCTTTCAACGCGGTCATCACTGCCAGCATGGCTTCCATCACCACGTCATTTAGGTCCTTCTTGGTGACCGGGCCGTCTTGATCCAGTGAAGCCAGCAGCTTTTCTTTTGAGATGCCGCGCTTAATGGGCGCTGACGCTGCGTCGTACTTTTCGGAGTCCGCGTTGCTTTGGCTGATCACTACCTGCGTCTCGGACTGAGGCTTGTCCTTTGGTTTGTCTGGCTGAGACCAAAGGCTTTCCTCAAGGCGTGCGACTAGCTCCGCATTCACCGAGCGGCGGTTCTTATCTGCGGATGCCTTCAGTTGCTCATATAGGGCATAGGGCAGGCGAAACTGGGATCTATAGATTTCTTCCATGTCACTATCTTGTCACTTCGAATAATCGATTGTATAGTGACATCGAGTCACTAAAGGAGGAGTTATGCAATCGCTATCAAGAACCCAAGTTCGCTTCCCCGGTGAGCTGATGGATTGGCTCAAGCAACAGGCGAAAGAACAAAACCGCTCAATGAATGCCCAGCTTGTAGAAATTCTCAAGCAGGCTAGAGCCGGAGAGAAAAATGCACGGACATAAAAAAGCCCCGGTCGCGCCAACGACAAGGGCTTATGAATCCAACGCAGTTAACGATCAGGAAAACAACGTCATGTCGAATAATAGCACAAACGTAATCCCTTTCAATTTCGGCAAAAAGCTGGTTCGCACCATGCTGATCGGTGATCAGCCATGGTTCGTAGCGACCGACGTCGCCTCGGCTCTCGAATATCGCGATGCGTTCAACATGAATCGCATTCTGGATGACGATGAAAAGGGTACTCAGATTGTGAGTACCCTCGGCGGCGATCAAGAAATGCTGGTCATTAACGAGTCCGGTCTCTATTCGGCGATTCTGCGCAGCCGTAAAGCTGCCGCCAAGAATTTCAAAAAATGGGTGACCGCTGAAGTGCTTCCAGCGATCCGCAAGCACGGCCGCTACGAAGATGGGCAAGCCAAGATGCCAACCCTCATGGATGAGCTGATCGGCATGACCGAGACAAATGCTCTGAAAGGCTTGGCTCGCCACAAGGTGGCCTTTCTACCTAGCTCGATTCAGCGTAGCGCCTCGGCTCGGATCTATTCAGCGATGCACTGCCGCTTCAATGTCCCGCGCATTGAGCTGATTCCAGCGAGTCAGTTCGAGGCAGCCTGCAACTTCGTGGCGAGCTATGCCATTGAAGGCGAATACCTTGGTAAGGAAGAGGCCAAGCCGGAACTGAAAATTCACTATCCAATTGAAGTGTTAGCTGCGCGCCGCGAGGGGATGCTGACGATCCGCAACAGCGAGCAAGCGTGGCTGGATGTGACGATGCATGACTTACGTGATATTCACGGGGACGCCACGCCGCTTGAAAGGCTTCTATGGGATCTGGGAGAGGCTGGATTTGATATCCAGGGTGCATGGTGGGAGCTCCGGACGTATCGCAACAAGCTACGCGAGTTCGCCTCATTCGTAACAGGCATGGCGCGAGTGGTTGAGGAGCCGCAGCGTTACGCGGTGGATACCCCTAAAGGGAGGGCGGCGGCGTGAATTCAGCAATTATCCCATTTCATTACGAGGGGCAGGCCGTCAGCTTTAACAGTGACGGCTGGATCAATGCCACTGAAGTGGCAGCGCGTTACGGGAAGAAGCCAATCAAGTGGCTAGAGCTTGCCAGTACGAAAAACTACATGGCGGCGCTTTCTCGCCACCTCGGGTTTGATGTCCGCAATTCGGACTTCAAAATGGTCGAGGCGTCACGGGTTCGCGGTCGTGCCGGTACTTGGCTGCATCCAAAGCTCGCGGTGGCATTTGCCCGTTGGCTGGATGATGACTTCGCTGTCTGGGCAGACCTGCATATCGATGCGCTTCTTCGTGGCGAGCTCAACGAGAAGCAACAATTTGACCGTGCATGCAAAGCCTTAAATGACGCGCAGAGCATTGCCAGCCTCAGCGGGAAAGAGCTTTCAAGGTTTCGCTGGAAAAAGCCGAAGCTCGTACATGACGTTGATTACTGGCGAGACCAATTGCAGCTCACGCTTGGCCTCGACGCAGCCTGACGCCCTGAACTGAATTGCCCTGCACCTGCGGGGTTTTGGTGCTTCCCTCGGATGGTGGTAGATTGCTGCCATCAAACAGGGAGGGGTTATGCAAATACTCATAGTCGTTTTACTCTGCATAATCGCAGTGGCTTTGGTGCCTTGGCT